ATTAAATAGATAAGTATGTTTGTCAGCCATTTCTTTATATTGTTGAAATGCTTTGTACTCACTATCAGGTAATCCAATAGTATCATTAAGTAATGAATAAGAGTGTGCATGGTTTGCTTCACTTGTAGCAATAGCAGACAACATCATTCTTATTTCAGGTGGTTTAAATTTAGGTATGTACTTATCCAGATATGCTTGTGCAATATCTACATCACCTTGAGTAAAGAACTTTAATATTTGATTAATTAAATTTTTTTCTTCTGCTGTTAATCTTTCATTCCAATCTCTGATGTCTTCATGTAAAGGAACTTCGCTTGGTAGCCAGTGCATTTTTTGTTGCATGTCATAACCTTCAAAAGCCCAATCATATTCAAACGGTTTATAGTGTACTCTTTCTTCAAACAGTGGCATAGTTTATCCTTCACAAGCCAGACAACTATCAGCATTAGCTTCTGGTATTATTGTTCTTTTAACTTTACTTGATACTAACTCTGCTCTTTTAATAGCTTCTGAACGAGTGTAGTACAGTGTTTTTAATTTCTTTTTCCAAGCTAACATATGCAGATTGTGTAAATCTTTAATGTGTACATCAGCTGGAATAAAAATGTTTAAGCTTTGACTTTGACAAATGTATTGTTGTCTGTCAGCAGCGTGTTCAATTATCCATTGTTGGTTTATCTCAATAGCAGTCTTGAAAATATCTTTTTCATATTCTGACAAAACTTCGAGATGAGCAACCGAGCCTCTTTGCGAGACAATGGATGTCCATATATTATCATTGTTTATCCCTTTCTTTTCTAATAGTTTTTCTAAATGTTTATTCTTTACTAAGAATGAACCAGACATTGTTTTCTGTACATAAGCATTTGCTCTGAATGGTTCTATTGATGGTGAAGTTGTACCACATATAATTGAGCTAGATGCATTAGGTGCAATAGCTAATAGATGTGCATTACGCATACCAGTTCCTTCCATGTCTGGAGCTTCACCTCTTTTAACAGCAAGTCTTTGTGATTCAGCAACAGCTTGTTCTTTAATATTTTTAAATATTTTTATATTAATAGATTTAGCTAATGCAGATTCAAATGGTATTCCTTTAGATTGTAAGTATGAATGAAATCCCATAGCACCTAAGCCAAGACTTCTCTCAGCAGCAGCACTAAACCTAGCTCTAAATAAATTTTCTGGTGCGTTGTCAATAAAGTATTGCAACACATTATCTAAGAATCTAATTAAGTCAGGAATAAATAAAGTATCATTTTTCCATTCATCATATTTTTCTAAATTAACACTTGACAAACAACAGACAGCTGTTCTGTTTTCATTTGTAGGTAATGTTATTTCAGAACATAAATTAGAATGATGTACTTTTAATCCTAAATCTTTTTGTGTTTGGGGTAATCCTTCATTGATGGTATCAATAAAAGATATATAAGGCTCACCAGTATTAACTCTAACCTCTAATATTTTTAACCATAAATCTCTAGCTGATATTGTTCGTATTACTTTTTTAGTATGTGGGTCAACAAGATTCCAAGTATCATCATAAGTAGGTTCTTTAATACATTTGTCTATTAACTCCATGAAATCATTTGTAATATTAATTCCATGATGTAAATTTAAATTCTTTCTATGTGCGTCACCACCAGTAGGTTTACGCATTTCAATAAACTCTATAATCTCTGGATGTGATATATCCATGTAAGCTGCATAACTTCCTCTTCTAGTTTTGCCTTGAGAGAAAGCTAATATCTCACTGTCCACAACATGCATAAAAGGAATAGTTCCTGAACTAGCACTGCCGCCAGAAGTTGCTACACCATCAGAACGCACGTGTCCCCAGTAACCACCTATGCCGCCACCAACAGAGGCCAGCCAAGCGTTCTCTGTGTAATGACCTGTTAATCCTTCTCTGCTGTCACCAACATAATTTAAGAAACATGAAATAGGCATGCCTCTTTGTGTACCACCATTAGACAAAACAGGTGTTGAATACATAAACCACAACTTAGATGCGTAGTCATATATTCTTTGTGCCATCTCATCCGTATCTGAAAAAGCTTTTGCAGCTCTCATAAATGCGTCTTGTGGTGACTTCTCCTCTGGTAATAAATATCTATCTTGTAATGTTTTCTTGCCAAAGTGTGTTAATAATTCGTCTCTGCTATACTCCATTTAAATTAGCCAATGCTGCTGATGTTGAGTAGCCTACATCTTTTGTTGTAGGTACTGTAATTAAACTGTGATTTCTGTCTAACAATTTGTATTGTATTTTTTCTGGTTTAAATTGTTCAAGATGTAAGAAAACAATATCTTCGTGTAAGTCTGAACAACTGTAAACATCTAATTGTATTAATGATGGATTGTTTTCATCCCATACATGTAATGCTATGTGAGATGTTTCAATTACAGCAACACAAGTAGCACCTTTGTTACCCTTTTTTTTACAATAAAACGCTAGTGGTTCTCCCATCAATTTCATTTTTATTTTTGGGACTAAATCTTTTACCCATGTTTTAACTTCTTCTATACTTTTAGGTGGTTGTGTTACGAGTGCTCTAACAATTAAATGTTGGTGTGTAAGTATCATTATATTTTTGTACCGAATACAGAGTATTCTTTTTCTTCTTCGTGGTTAAGTGTTACGCCAACTGTCTCTGGAAATTCTTTAGCAATAATCATATCAATATATTGTTTTGCTTTTTTTAAATCTTCCAATTGTTTAGCAGCTGACAAATGTTTTTTATTCCAACGGCAAATGTATTTAATTACATTACCTTCTGCATACGGAATGTTGTTTTCCATTATGAAAGTAGCTGGTTGTATTTTCATATTGTAATGGTTTGGTTTTTTTATTTTGTCATCCATAATTTTACTTCTCCTGTTTCTTTATTGTATTCACCATGTCTTAATATGCGTGCAACCCTTGCTTGTTGTAATGCTTCTTGTTCAGAAAAACCTTTTTCTTTATACAAACCAACAACTATTTTCCATAGGTCTAAAACGGGTACCATAGTATATTTGTTTATAAGTTTTTCAGCAGTTTTAATACCAACAGCTGGTAGGCCAGTGTAACCATCAACAGCATCACCAGATAAAGTTTGTATCATAAACCAATAGTCAGCTAATTTTAATGGAGTTTCATTAACAACAAGTCCATCAACAGATATTAAAGCTGGTATTTGTTTAAGGTCTTTATCAATAGAGACAATAATTCTTTTCTCATCTGATGGTTCAGTAGCCATAATACCAAGCACATCATCTGCTTCTAAGTTTTTCCATATAACACCGTTGTGTTTTTCCATAACATATTTACGTAATGCATTTAGAACCATTGGTTTTCTTTTGTCTTTTCTATTTGCTTTGTATGTTGGTAACACATCTTTTCTAAAGTTTTGTGAATCAGTTAAAGCTACAATGTAATCATCAGCTTCAAGTTGTGCACCTAAGTCTTCTATCTGTGCATCCACATCAGCTTTGCATAGCTTCTCATCACAGTGTAAAGTCCAAAGACCATCACCCCAGTGTGTATCTATTTCATTTTGTGTGGCAATTTTATAAATCAAAATGTCACCATCAATTAACAGTTTTTTCTTCTGCATGCTATCTCCTATTTTAGTTTAAATTTTTTGCCTGAAATATTTCGGATAATGGAATTAAAACAAATTTACTTTTCCATCCATCACCACCATTTTTAAGTGTGCCAATATATTTCTTAGTTAATTTCTTAATTGTTTTAGTGTCAAAAATTAATCTACAATAATCTTTGTCCCCGTTAGCAAGTATGTGAACCCAGTAATCAGCTTTGGTCACCATAATGCCAGATGGTTTTCCATTACACTCTATTTCAATTGCAATGTTTCCAGTTTTAAACCACCAGTCACGCTCAGTCTTTACTTCTAACTTTCCTTCTTTTAATATTTTTTCAATACGGTTTTCTCTTTCTTGTCCATATTTTAAATCAATATCAAATTTATTATTTACTTTAGTCATTAATGTGTATCACTCCAATTGTTTCCTATTTTGTATTCCCCTGTTAAAGGAACTCTTAAATTGAAATGTTTGCCAGTACGTTGGATGGCTTCGACAGCTAACTTTCCTATTTCTTCTGCATCTTTTTCAAGACACTCTATTTGTATTTCATCATGCACCCAAACAACTTGTTGTGCATCATGGTGTGTTAATAATTTATCAAACTCAACAAGCCATTGTTTGCATACAATAGCTCCACCTGATTGTAATAAAGTATTAAGTGCAGCATGTGTTGAGCGTACTTTAATTTTTCTTTTATCAAGACCAATTAAATAACCTTTTTCAGCAGCTGCTTGAACTTCTGTTATTAATTTATTTAACGCTGGTAAATTATTTAAGAAACGCTTTTTAATTTTAGAGGCTTCTGCCATAGTCTTACCAGTTACTAACCCTATCTTTTTTACACCACCACCATAAAGGAAACAGTAATAAAATCTTTTGGCTAAGTCTCGGCTATCTAACCCAGCTAACTTTTGTGTCTCAGAGTGGATGTCACCCTCAAGCACAACTTTAGCATAGTCACCGTTATCATACTTAGCCATATAGTGAGCCAACATTCTCACCTCTAAACCCGAGACATCAACACCCACGAGTTTTTTACCTGCTGGAACTGTAAATAACGCTCTACATTCTTTACCGTAAGGCACGTTAACGCTAGGTATTTGTGCCATGTTTGGGTAAGAGTGTGTAGCTCTAGCTGTAACAGTTGAATTAGTATTACATGTACCATGTATCTTCCAATTCTTCTCATGCTTTAACCAAGCTTGAGCACCTGTTGCTAGTTGTCCTATTCTTTTATCTAACAAAAAATGTTCACATAATATTTTAGCTTCTGGGTATGGTAGTGAAGCTAATACAGTTTCGTCTAATCTAGGTTTACCATCTTCAGTAAATTCTTTTGGTTTCCAATCATGTATTGTCATTAACTTATCAGCAATATCTTGCCTGCTTGATGGGTTAAATGTTTTAGTTGATTCTTTATAAAAAACCTGTCCTTTAGTATATCCTCTAGCTTTGTTATTTACTTTGGGAATAAAAGGCGTTTTGATTGTTTCAGGTGGGAACATTTTTTGAAACTCATCTTCTAATTCTAATCTTCTTGTATTTAATGTGGTGTATAATTTTTGAGCCGCTTCTACATTGAAAGTAAATCCATGTTGTTCTTGTTTGTATATTAACTGAGCAACTGCATGTTCTAAATCCATTGCTTGTTCTGAATAACCTTTTTCAACTATCATCTTATATAAGTTGTGTGTTACTTCTACATCTTGAATACAATACTCAAGCATCTCAGGTGAATATGTTTTCCAATCAGTTTCAAACTGTGCTTTGTAAGTTCCAATTCTATTGCCCCAAGCTTTTAAACTGTGACGACCAATGCAATCTTTAGGAAAATCTTTTCTTTGAAAATCTTTTTCTTTAACATCTGGAAACAACAATCTTGTAGCTACTAAAGTGTCAAATATTTTTGCCTTAGTTTCAAAGCGGATAAAAAGTTTTTTAAGTACAGGTATATCATATTTGATTATGTTGTGACCTATAATTAAACTTGCTTTTCTAAGATGGTTAACTGCATCATCAGTTTTAAATTTTAAAATTTCATTAGTGTCAATATCTTTTAAAACAATACAATGAATAGCAGTAACATCTTCAAGTAAACCGTCAGTCTCTAAATCAAATACATATCTCATAGTTTTATTTTTATTACCTTAATTACGTTGTTAGTTGGAATAGTTGTTACATTCCCCACATCACCAATAGACCCATCATCATTAAAATTTAAATCAGCAGCAATAACATGTATGCCACTAGATTT